ACTCGCGATCCTCAAGGCAAACCCGAATGCCGGCGTGAGCGTCTCGGTCGAGTTCCTGCAGAGCCAGCTTCGTGACGCGATCAACAACCCGCGCAAGCAGGGCGTCTACAAGACAAAGCACCTGAACCAGTGGGTGAACGCGCGGGATGCGTACATCAACATGCAGCGCTGGGCCGACTGCCGCCAGGACGGCCTGATGCTCGAACAGATGGCGGGCCGTCGCTGCTTCCTCGGCATGGACCTCGCGTCAAAAGTGGACATCGCGGCTATCGAGCTGCTGTTCCCGCTCGACGGTGGCGCGTTCGCGCGGTTCGGTCGGTACTACCTCCCGGACGAGACGGTGCAGGCGGCGGAGAATGACCATTACCGAGGCTGGTCAAGGGTCGGGCTGCTGACCGTCACGGACGGCAACATCATCGACTTCGGCCGGATCCTCGAGGACGTCGAGGCGCTGGCGGGCCGATTCCAGGTCGAAGCGCTGGCCTACGATCCGTTCCAGGCCACGATGCTCGTAACCGAATTGATGAACGCGGGGTTGCCCTGCGTCGAGGTGAAACCGACCGTGCTGAGCCTGAGCGAGCCAATGAAGCAGGTCGAAGCGCTGATCCGCGATCGCAAGCTGCATCACGACGGAGATGCCGTTATGACGTGGATGATGTCGAACGTCGTCGCAAAAGAGGACGCGAAGGACAACATCTATCCGCGCAAGGACCGGCCGGAGAAGAAGATCGACGGGTTTGTGGCGCTATGCATGGCGATGAATCGGGCGATGGCGGCCGACGAGTCTGGCGACTACGCCGCCGGGCGATTGGTGGTCATGTGAAGCTTCTTGGATATGAAATCCGCCGCCACGCGCCGGAGGAAAAGGGCGCGCAGTTCGAGTCCGTCCTGATGCGGCTGATTGCCGCGCGGGAAGGCTCGGTCGGAGCGGTGACGCCCGAGACGTGCATGCAGTCGCCGACCGTCCAGGCGCTCGTGAAGGCGATTGCGGACCGCATTTCAGTCACGCCGGTACACTTGTACCGAAAGACGACGAAGAACGGCCGAGAGTGGAAGGAGCGCATGCCGGATCACCCGGTAGCGAAGCTCCTGCAATACCCGAACGAATGGCAAACGCGCGCCGACTTTTTCGGCGACGCAACCTCGTGCCTGATCCGCTACGGCAATTTCTACGCCTACAAGGCGCGCGGCTTGACCGGCCCGATTCGCAGCCTCTCGCCGATCGCCTCAAACGCGGTCGAGGTCAAGCAGGACGCTACCACCGGCGGCGCGCTGATCTACCGTGTGACCGAGGCGACGGGCACGGTACGCGAGTACCCACTCTCGAAGCTGGTGCATGTGCGCGGGCCGGCTCGCAACTTCATTGAGGGCGACTCGCCGGTGCGTGATGTGGCGCGCTCCATCGCGCTCGAGGTCGCCGCCGAAAATTTCGGCTGGTCGTTCTTCGTGAACGGCGCGGTCCCGCTGCTGATCTTCAGGTTTCTGGCGGGCCATAAGGGCTTCAAGACGGCCGAGCAGGAAAAGCAGTTCGTCGAGGATTTCCAGAACGCACTCGGCGGGCAGAAGCGGCACCGCGCGATGTTGCTGCCGGCTGGAATCGAGACGGGCGACCCGGTCAAGATCGAGAACGACAAGGCGCAGTTCCTTGAGACGCGCAAACTGCAGCGCACGATCATTGCCGGCGCCTTTGGCGTCCCGCCGCAGTACGTCGGCGACCTCGAGCGCGGCACATGGAACAACGTCGAGCAGCAGTCGCTGCAATTCACGCAGGACGTCGTGTATCCGGTCGTGCAGCGGTTCGAGGCGGCGCTCGAGCGCGACCTGCTGACGGACGAGGACTGGCGGTCTGGCGTCATCATTCGCTTCAACCTCGACAGCATCCTGCGGGCTGACTTCAAGTCGCGGCAGGAGGGCCTGCAGTTGCAGCGCGTCAACGGCGTCCTGTCGCCGAACGAGTGGCGCGAGATCGAGGGCCGCAACCCGCTGCCAGAGGACAAGGGCGGCGAGGATTACCTGCGACCCAGTAATATGACGGTGGCCGGCGAGGAGCCGGACGAGCCGGATGAAATGGACGAGCCGGGCGCCGACGCCACAATCGAGGACGAAGAAGATGAAGCCGATACTGACAGTCCCGCTTGAGATCAAGGCGCTGTCGGAGCGCGAATTCGAGGGGCATGGCTCGGTGTTCCGCAACGAAGACCTGGGCGGCGACATCGTTGCGCCGGGCGCGTTCAAGCGCACACTCGCGCAGCACCGAAAGTCCAACAGCCTGCCTCAGATGTTCTGGATGCACGACCCGAGCCGCGTCCCCGGCAAGTGGCTGGACATGCGCGAAGATGAGCGCGGCCTGCGCGTCAAGGGCGTGCTCGCCGAGACGCCGCTCGGTAACGAGGTGCATACGCTGCTGCGCATGGACGCCGTGCGCGGCTTGTCGATCGGCTACCGGACGATCGACCAGGACTGGACCGACGAGGGCGTCCGCGTCATCAAAGAGGCTGAATTGTGGGAGGTCTCCGTCGTGAGCCTCCCGATGAATCCGCTGGCTCAGGTCGCGCACGTCAAGTCGCAGCTCTCCGCTGCCGGCGAGTACGTGCCGACCCCGCGGGAATTCGAGCGCATCCTGCGGGATGTCGGGTGCTCTCGGATGGTTGCCAAGACGATTCTCGCGAAGCTGTTCGACCCGTCGGGCCTGCGGGATGCAGGTACGGCCCCGCGTGATGCGGGCATCGGCGGCACGCCGGACGTCGAGGACGCCGTAAAAACGGCACTGGATCGAATCATCGCCGCCACCGTGCGGCTACCCATTACGCAGAGGGCATGACCATGAGCGAGCTTGTAAAACTGATCGAGGGCCTCGGCTCCGCGGTCGACGACATGCGGAAGGCGCAGGACCGTAGCGCCGACGAGATGAAGAAGGGGAACGAGGCGCTGGCGCGCGAGTTCGCCGAGAAGGCCGACCGCGCCAATACGGACATCGACGGGCTCATCAAGGCCAAGCGCGAGCTCGAGGCCAAAATGAAGCTCCAGCAGGAGCGGATCGAGATTCTGGAAGCCGTTTCGAGCCGGCCCGGCAACACCGTGCAGGCGAAGGCGAAGGACGAGGAGCAGATCGCATTCGGCGCCGCGTTCCGCAAGGGCTTTCAGGACATGGAGGCTAACCAGGCTTACAAGGCCGCAACGCACAAGCGGCGCGAGCTCGAGGGCAAGGCCGTGACCATCGGCACGGGCGCCGACGGCGGCTTCGCGGTGCCTGAGGAAATCGCTGCGGCGATCGAGTCTCTGGTGCTCAAGCAGTCGGGCGTCGTGGCTAACGTGCAGAACATCACGGTCGGGTCGTCGGATTGGAAGCAGCTCGTTTCCATTCACGGCACGACGTCGGGATGGGTTGCGGAAACGGGATCCCGTGCGGAGACCGGTACGGCCAACCTGCGCGAGCGGGCGCCGACCTGGGGCGAGCTGTACGCGTATCCGAAGGTGTCGAATTGGGCGCTCGAGGACATCTTCTTCAACGTCGTCAACTGGCTGGTGGCTGACGCCGGCGAGGGCATGGCGAAGGCGCTTGATGCCGCGATCTTCAACGGCAACGGCTCCGGCAAGCCGACCGGCATCTTCAACGGGGCGCCGGTCACAACGGCCGACTATGCTTCCCCGCTGCGTGCGGCTGCCGTCATCCAGTACGTGAAGGCCGACGCGAAGTCGCCTCAGCAGGTCAACGCCGACGACCTGATCGACCTCGTGTACACCCTGGCGCCGGGCTACCGCTCGGGGGCGAAGTTCTACATGAACACGCTCACGCAGGGCTTCTGCCGGAAGTTCAAGGACACCACGGGTCAGTACCTGTGGCAGCCGGCACTTCAGGCTGGCCAGCCCGATCGCTTCCTCGGCTACGAGGTGGTGACGTGGGAGGATCTCGGCAACCCGACGACCGGCGACGCATTCCCGGTGGTGTTCGGCGACATGGCTCGCGGCTACGTCTTGACGTCGCGCACGGGTCTGGCGATCGACCGCAATCCGTTCGGGACGATCGGCTATACGTCGTTCTACATCCGCAAGCGTTACGGCGGATGCGTCCTCAACAACGACGCCCTCAAGGCGTTGAAGATTGAGGACTAACCCTCAACGGGTGAGGGCGGGCCGGGAAACCGGCCCGCCTTTTTATGCGCAAACCGACTTACGAAAACAAGGCCCGCGGTGCAGCTCCAGAGAATAAGCGCGGACTGGCAGTGCCCGGTCGTGGTAGCAGCGACGGGACCGAGCTTGACGGAAGCCGTCGCCGCGCGCGTAAGGCGCGCAAGGTGGCCCGAGGGAAGATGTCGCGTCATCGCGGTGAATGATGCTTATCGGCGGCTGCCGTATGCGGACATCCTCTACGCCTGTGACGAAAAGTGGTGGCGGCTGCACGTCGCCGCCGTTGATGAAATGTTCCACGGGGAACGTTGGACAACGCACGAAGGACGGCCCGGCGACAGTAACGACAAGTCTGCCGTCCCGCCGGACTGGAAGCTGAATTTCATCCGCGGCCGGCATGCCGACACGTTCTCGGCCGACCCGGACGCGCTGCACTACGGATCCAATAGCGGATTCCAGGCCATAAACCTCGCGCTGTTGAAAGGCGCAACGCGGGTCGTCCTGGTCGGATTCGACATGGGCGGACGTGGGCATTTCTTCGGGGAACACCCGGAGCCGCTGCACAACCGCGCCGACTACTCGCCGTTCCTGCGTGAGTTTCGCGAAGCCGCAAAGGGCTGCACGGTGCCGGTGCTGAACGCAACGCCCGGCAGCGCGCTGGATTGCTTCGCAAAGGTCACGCTCGAGGAGGCGCTTGGACACGATCTTCTCGGCACGGACGGTCGTGCTGATCGGCACCGGCCCAACATTGACGCCGGAGCAGATCGACACGGCCAGGCGCAAGGGCTTTGCGCTGGCGGGCTGTAACAGCACCTGGGAGATCGTCCCGGACCTCGCGCTGCTGTACGGCTGCAACCTAGCGTGGTGGCGGCACTACTGGTCGGCGGCGCTGAAGGCGCATCCGGCGCAGAAGTGGACAACGAATCTGGAAGCGGCCGACACGTTCGGTCTGAACTGGATAGCGGAGCGCGCCGCGATGGGTCTGTCCACCGACCCGCGCATCGTTCACCACGGCCACGGCAGCGGCTATACGCTGCTGAACCTTGCGTATCTGATGGGCGCAGCGCGGATCGTGCTGCTCGGCTACTCGCTGGCCTACGCGCCGGACTATGACGGCAAAGCACGCCAGCCAGGCGCGACGCCGCGCCATTACTTCGGCGAATACCCGGCGTCGCTGCAACACTGGCCGTCTGCCCAGGTACGGGCCGGCGTACACGTCGAGCTGCTCGAGCTGTATCGCAGCGTTGCGCGGCAGGGGCTTGTCGAGATCATCAACTGTACGCCCGGCAGCGCGCTGGATTGCTTCAGGAAATCCGAGATTGTC